GTATAAATCGCGGCATTGTTCGCAGTGCAGGTAGTGGTGGCGCAAACGCTGGCACACTTTACGCAGGAACAGGTACGGTTACATCTGGGGTTCCAGCTAATATTTACCTGACCATAAATGGGGAGGGCGACAACCAAACATTGATGGCCCTTTGGACAGTTCCCGCAGGATATACAGCGTTCCTTACGAAGATGAGTTTGTCCACAGGCACAGCTACTAACACCCCAGCTCTTTTGAATGCTAGTCTTGTTGCTAGACCGTATGAAGAAGTCTTTCAGATAAAGGAAAGATTTACTCTTACAGATGGCGCACACGAACAGTTTTATACTTTCCCGTTAAAGTTTACAGAAAAAACAGACTTAGAGATGAGAGCATTTTCTTCTTCAGGGTCGGTTGACTTTAATGTCTCCGCGTCAATGGAGTTTGTTTACATTCAAAACGGGAGTGAGTTGTAATGGCTACTACCAAAAACGTTAAAAGATTACCTTCAGGCCGCATTAGCTATAGAGGCGAGACATTTGCAGGCTATAATAAGCCTAAAAGAACCCCTGGCAAGTCCAAAAAAAGCGCTGTTTTAGCTAAAAAAGGTGATCAAATAAAATTAGTTCGATTTGGTGATCCAAATATGTCGATTAAAAAGGATCAGCCAGGTAGACGTAAAAACTTCCGCGCCCGTCACAGCTGTGATACGGCAAAAGACAAATTTAGCGCACGGTATTGGTCGTGCAAAGCGTGGTAATCATGAAAGCTGAAGACATACTGGCTCGATTAGAAAAACATGAAGCCGAATGCAACCTTCGATATAAAAATATTGAAGAAAGATTAGATCATCAACGTGCTTATTTAGAGAAATTAGACAAAAGACTGTGGCAAATTGCTGCATTAATTATTGTTTCTTATTTTGCGAATCACATTATTAAGGTATTTGCATAAAATGGGCTCTCGAGTTAAGACTGGAGCCAAACCAAGACCTTGCGGAGTCACTTATTATCGTAAAGGTGGCGCTGTTTCGAAGAAAAGTAAAGGAAGTAAGATTTGTCCTGAAGGAAAAGCATGGGCAAAACGTACTTTTGACACATATCCTTCTGCATATGCTAATTTAGCAGCATCAAAATACTGTAAAGATCCGAATTACGCCAAAAAATCAAAGGGCGGCAAGCGAAAAGGTAGATAAAATGGGCGAGTTAAAGAAATGGCTTGACCAAGATTGGGTTCGCATAGACTCTAGCGGCAATATAGCGGGTCCGTGTGGCACGTCTAAAGACAAAAAGAACCCGGATCGTTGTCTGCCGCGTTCAAAAGCTCAGAGTCTGTCTAAGTCTGAAAGAAAGGCTACTCAAGCCAAAAAGAAAAAAGAAGGCGCTAAGGGCAAACAGGTCGTTTCTAACACAAAAGCAGCCACTGTTAGGGGAATGAAGTATGGTGGCGTGGTGGAAAGCAAGGCTAAACGAAAATTTAGGGGTAAAAGTATTCCTGGAACTGCCGTTGCCAGAGGATGCGGTGCGGTTATGTCTGATCGTAGGAAGCGCACAAAAGGCTCTGTTTCGCAGTCATGAGCAATATTTTGCCATTTTATACGGCGGATGAACGTAAAATTGTCAAAGAAATAAAGGCTTGGTCCAGCACCATATTAGAAAAACCTAATATATTTTTTAATAACATAGCACCGTGTCCTTATGCTAAAAAAGCGTGGTTAGACGACAAGGTTAATATTATTTTCAAACATGATGAGCATAAGCAGGTCATTTACAGTGCCGTATCCATGTTTCCAGAAGATGCGGATATGACAATCATTGTAGATACTGATTTCGACGATGATCCCGATGATTTCCATGATTATTTACTGTCTATGAATGAAGGTATAGCTGACGGTATTTTTATTGATAAAGATATATGGGTGATGGGTGCACATCCGTATGATGAAGAGGCTGTTTTTGTAGGCGATTTAGACGCCGATTTTGAGGCTGAATCAGAAACCATGTATGCATTGATATTTGTTCAACGTCTGTCAAAACTAGAGAATTCCGCAGACAAGCTCCGTAAAAAGGGTTATTATGAGCAATATTTAGACGAAACAGATACTCAAGAAATTTACCAGAAAAGATCGGAACTTTACGGGAGATTGAAAGATGGCGACAAAGAAACCTAAAAAAATGCGTGCTGGCGGTGCTGTTAAAAAAATGCGCGGCGGCGGCATGGTTAAAAAGATGCGTGGTGGCGGTAATGTTAAAAAAATGCGCACCGGCGGCATGGTTGGTAAAAATAAAAAACCTAAGAAGTAAGTTATGGCCGTTTCTGGAAGCACGGATTTTGAATTAGATGTCTCTGATTATATCGAAGAGGCTTTTGAGCGTTGTGGCTTAGAAGTTCGCACGGGATATGATTTAAAGACAGCTAAAAGATCGCTAAACTTAATGTTAGCTGATTGGGCTAATCGTGGATTAAATTCATGGACAATTGCTCAACGCAGTTTATCTTTAACCGCCTCTGATGGGGAATACAATTTAGGCACAGATGTCATAGACATACTGAATTTAGTGGTTAGAAGAGATAATACGGATTACAGCTTAGATCGTTTAAGTCGCAGTGATTACATTACAATCCCGAATAAAACTACGACAGGGCGTCCTAATCAGTGGTTTTTAGATCGTCAATTAACGCCTGTTTTAAAGATATGGCCTCTTCCAGAAAATAGCACTGACGTTATTTATTATGACGCTCTAACTAGAATGGATGATGCCGATACTTTTACAAACACCCTGGATTTACCATTTAGATTTTATCCTTGTTTAGCGGCAGGATTGGCGTATTACATTGCAATTAAACGAGCTCCTGATCGTGTTCAATTACTAAAAGCAGTATACGAAGAAGAGTTTGATAGAGCCCGATCTGAGGATAGAGATAGAGCATCATTTAATGTAGTGCCTTATTCAGGCTCTTATTACGGGTCGTAAGCATGGCTAGATTTGCATCAGGCAAAAAATCTTACGCGATTTGTGATCGTTCGGGTTTTAGATATCCGTACAAAAAAATGCGTAAAGAGTGGAATGGACTGTTAGTTGGCCCAGATGAGTATGAGCCAAAGCATCCACAATTGGGACCTTTTAGAACGGTATCTGACCCGCAAGCATTATTAAATGCTCGGCCTGATCGAATAGAGCCTTACGATGTTTTTGTAGGTGTTCCTACAGTAGAAGTACCTGAGCCGAAGCCAACACGTGCTTTTGGGCAAGTAGGTAGTGTAACGGTGACCACATCATGAGCTATACATACGCACAATTGAAAACAGCTATTCAAGATTTCACAGACAATAGTGAAACTACTTTTGTTAACAATCTGCCTATTTTCATTAAAAACGCAGAAGAAAGAATATTAAAAAACATACAATTAAGTTTTTTTAAGAAAAATGCTTCAGGAAACATGACGGCTTCTAACAAATATCTAGCCATGCCGTCTGATTATTTAGCTTCTTTTTCGCTATCTTTTATTAATGGTAGCGGTGATCACGTCTTTTTAGAGCTTAAAGATCTAGATTTCGTGCAGTCCTTTAATCCAGATGGATCTGATACAGGTGCTCCTAGATATTATGCAGTATATGATGTGGATAACTTTATTTTAGGTCCGACACCGGATTCTAGCTATAGTAGTGAACTGAATTATTTTTACCGTCCGGCTAGTCTAACGGCGGGGGCAGATAGCGGCACAACATGGTTAAGTGAGAACGCAGAATTGGCTATGTTGTACGGATCCTTGCTAGAAGCGTATACTTTCATGAAAGGTGATGCTGATTTATTAGCCACATATGAAAAGCGGCTGATGGAGGCTCTTGTGGGCATGAAACAGCTTGGCGAGGCTAAAGAAGTCACCGATGAATATAGAACGGGCAAAGTAATTAGGCAGAAACAATGATAAAAGCTTTAGAGATAGATCTCCCCACAAAGTTCAGTGTGGATGTAAAAACAACGAATAAACGTGGTTTTACTCCTGAAGAAGTAGCTGAGCGGTGTGCCGAAAGGCTTATTTCAATATCGGATACTGCTCCAAACGAGCTTAAGGCTCAGGCGCATGCTTTTAAGCGTGATATAATCAGGCTATTATCTTTTTATATGCGGGAAGCAATAAAAAGCGACAGGACTAATCTATACAACATGCTGCTAGAATCCGGGGAAAAAGATCTGGCAGAATTAATTAGGAGACTATAAAGATGGCTTTTACTGGCAACTTCATGTGTACTAGCTTTAAATCAGAGCTAATGACTGCTACACATGATTTCACAAATGGAACAGGTAATACATTCAAACTAGCGTTGTATGACAACAATGCTTCTTTTACTGCAGCAACTACAGCGTACACGGCTACCGATGAAGTTAGTGGCACGGGATATAGCGCTGGTGGCGGTACTTTAACTAATGTTACGCCTACTACTTCGGGAACTACAGCGTTTACTGATTTTGCAGATTTAACTTTTTCTTCTGCAACTATTACAGCTCGTGGTGCTTTGATCTACAACGATACTGCAGCGGGTGATCCCTCAGTAGTTGTCCTAGACTTTGGCAGTGACAAGAGCTCTTCAGCGGGTGACTTCACTATCGTATTTCCTACGGCAGATGCATCCGACGCGATAATTCGTATCGCATAAGGCGTTTTAGATGGCCCAACTAACTGGATGGGGCCGTGGCGCGTGGTCTAGCGGCGCGTGGAATGAAGGTGCTCCTGTCGAAGTTACTGGCGTAGAAGCTACAGGATCTCCTGGTTCTGTAGCGGTTACCGCTGAACAAAACATCCCTCAAACAGGCTTATCTGCTACATCTAGTGTCGGCAGCGTTACTGTCAACGCCGACGCTAATATATCGGTCACTGGCGTAGAAGCTACAGGATCTTCCGGATCGGTAGTTGCTACTGGCGGAGTGAGTATATCGGTAACTGGCATAGAAGCTACAGGATCGCCAGGTTCTGTCATAGTTGCGATCATACGCAATGTAGATGTCACTGGTTTAGAAGCCACGGGATCTATCGGATCAGTCACTGTAACAGGTCTAGCTAGTGTAGATGTAACAGGTTTAGAAGACACCGGATCTGTTGGATCTGTAACAGCAACCGGTAATGCCGACATATCGGTTACAGGGCTAGAATCAACGGGATCTATCGGATCAGTCACTGTAACTACGGAAGTTAATGAAAGTGTTAGTGGGCTGGAAGCAGTCGGTTCACAGGGCACTGTTTCTGTCACAGGTAATGCTAGTGTGACCGTAACAGGGCTAGAATCAACGGGCGAAGTAGGGGATGTTCAGTTCGCTATTTTCGTTACCGTATTTGCAACGGGCGTAGAGGCGACAGGTGAAGTAGGCGACGTTACTGTTGAAATTAATCAGATTGTAGATGTCACCGGTGTCGCGGCAATTGGTCAGGTTGGACCTGCTTTAGTATGGGGTAACATAACACCAAACCAGACTTCAAGTTTTAATGGTATACTTCCCGCACAGACACCTAGCTGGGGAAATATACAGCCTACCGGCACTGACGATTGGACTGAAATATGATAAAAGGTGGTGTATACTAAAATGAGCGAAATACAACCAAATTTAATAGAGGAACTTAGATATGCCTAGTACCTATACCACTAATCTTGGCATAGAAAAGATAGCCACCGGCGAACAATCGGGCGTCTGGGGTGATACTACTAATACCAATTTAGACCTTATAGATCAAGCCGTTAACGGTATTGTATCGATAACTTTACCTTCAGCAGGTACTTCGGGCTCTCCAAATGCACTAAATATTAGCGATGGAAGCCTTTCTGACGGTCGAAACAAGTTCATAGAGTTTGTAGACGGTTCTGATTTAGGCGCCACAGCCTATGTTCAGCTGGTTCCAAACGATGCTGAAAAGATAGTAATTATTAGAAATAGCCTTTCAGGCGGCCAAAGTCTTATTATTTTCCAAGGCACATATAACGCTAGTAATGATTTTGAAATAGCTAACGGAAAAGACGTTGTTTTAAAATTTGATGGCGCGGGAACGGGTGCCACCGTTACACAAGTATTTAACGATTTAAGTGTTGCAGGTATTACAGCAACTACCGCAGACATAAACGGTGGAACCGTAGATGGAGCAGTGGTTGGCGGAACGACAGCCGCAGCAGGAACGTTCACTACCCTGACCGCCACTACTTTAGGCGGTGCTTTAGACGCTAATAATCAAGCGATTACCAACGTAGATATTAACAGCGGAGCTATAGATGGCACCACAATAGGTGCTTCTTCTGCCGCTGCTGGTACATTTACTACGCTTAGTGCTACTACTTTAGGCGCGGCTTTAGATGCTAACAACCAGGCTATTACAAACATTGATGTTAATAGTGGGGCGATAGACGGGACTACCATCGGAGCTTCTTCTGCCGCTGCAGGTACATTTACTACTCTTACTGCGACTACTCTTGGCGGTGCTTTAAATGCTAATAGTCAGGCTATTACTAATGTAGACATTAACAGTGGTAATATTGACGGCACTACAATTGGCGGCGCTTCTGCAGCAGTGGGTACTTTTACCACGATGAATGCAACTACCGTTGATTTAGGCGATTGGACTATTACAGAATCAGCGGGCGTATTATATTTTGCTACAGGTGGAGTAGATAAGATGAAGCTCGATGCTTCGGGAAATTTAACAGTAGTTGGTGATGTAACAGCATTCGGAACGGTTTAATATGGCTATACCTTCAAGTGGCCCATTATCACTGGATGACATCCAGACTGAGTTCGGTGGAACAAACCCTATCAGCTTGTCAGAATATTATGCTGGCGGTGCTAATGTTCCTCCCGGCGCAACAGGTGACAGTGGCCCTATTCCAACGTCAGGTGAGATTGCAGTAGGCGAGTTCTATGGCTCTACAGCTAGAGTACCTATTGTAATTAACAATACAGGCACAACACTTAGAGCAACCATTTACACATTAGCTAGTGCTGATCCAGCGTACATTGCTGGAATAACTGATGTCGTGTACAACAATTCAGGTACACTTTATTCAAATCTCACTACTGGCGCAGCTTTAAGAACAGGTACATTTGCATCTGGTGATACAGTAAAGATTGTTAATACTGGTTTGATTATTGGTCAGGGTGGTGCTGGTGGTAATGGTAGTCCGGGGACACCTAGAGATGGTGCTGGTGGTGGCCGAGCTTTAGCACTACAATGGCCAGTTAC